GGCGCAGGGGCAGGCGCTTCGGCGGGCGTGCAAGTTTACGAACTGATGAATATTGATCCCTATTTTAGTACAATCTTTGACAACTTGCGCATACGCGTTATAAGTGAAACTCACCCTACGTTTCCAGCATTTTTAGATCAACGAAATCCCGACATGCGACTGCCATTTAACATAGTGAAACCGGGCTACAACACTGTTATAGAAATATTGGGAATTCGTAGAGACAATGGAATTGGATTTCCGTTAGTTGGTGCACTCATCCGTTCCGGACATAAAGACGGTTACGTTGTTCATGAAATTTACAGTGTTTCTACGTCGAACGCGTACAAGAGATTTTTAGATATCAGAAATTCAGGTGCCGGATCGGTACGCGGGCCAAGTATAGCGAAAGAACTTATGCGGTATCTATTGACATTTCACAATCGTTTCAAGCTCAACGATGATGGAAGAGATATTACCGAGACTCCTGAAACGCGGACTGTTTTATACTGGTTAGGAGTCCAAACTCAAGGAGCTGATCCGAAAGAAATCAGTCGTCTTATAACCCTCTATCGAGAGGCGGGATTTTTCTTTCCAAACCTTATCTGCGGAGTGGTCGAAGCACAATTACATCGAAGCTACGTTAATAGCAGGCAGAGCGTTCCGTTAGGAGGAGCACCTGTTCCTTTTAAGTTCATAAGTGGTTATTGGTCAACATTAATCAAGGAATATACCGATGGGTATACAGACGATTATTTCAACGCCGATAATGCTAGTTTGTACTTGAATGGTCGAGAAAAAGATTATGCATTGCTTAAGAAGCGTGTAGAGCATACGGGATTTCTCAATATAAACGATAGGGGCGTTCTCATTCAAGAGCCCGCGAATTACTCGTTTGTCGCTAATTGCCCCCCGGGGTTCGATATTGAAGAGCATAATGATGTTCACGGTGGTTCGTATACCTTCCGTGACCAAGTGAAATACCATAATAGTGCACCGGTTGGGATTTTTTTCCAAGACCCTGCAAGGAACTCTTTTACACGTTTCCACTTTCATACGCATCCACTTGTGTGCCATGCCGAATATAACGTTGCAAGAGGATTTCCGTCTCAACCGGATATTCAGATATTGTTTCATAAAGACTGTGATATGCAAGTTGGCGGGTTGATGGTGTTCTCGAGGGAAGGGACGTGGCTGATTCGCATGAATCCATATCTTCTATTCTTGAAGGAAAGGTATCCGGATAGATACGAGGTTTATCGTGATAAAGCAGAAAAGTACCTTGAAATATTAACAAGTAGTGCTAACGAGATTAAATTGTATAATACGACAAGAAATTATACTGCAGCAGAAATTGCAGCAGAAACTAACAGGATGGTAAATATTACGAGTATGAATGAGCCTTCAGTCGAAGATCTTAAACAGGTTGAGTTATACCTTGGTTTGGTGAATTCTCGTTACTTATCGGTCTTTCCAGTTGACGGAATGGAAATGGCTCTATTTTCCGTACAGTTCATAAAACGGAATCAAGAAGGGTATCGGTTTGCGTATATCAGAAATAAGTAGATACTATATACAATGGCATCAGCAACTAGTACGCCGCCGCGCAGTGCAGCGGGTGAGCCACAGTCACAACCACCTACCGTTCATCGTCCGGATGCTTTACAACTTCCGGTGCCGCCTTCTCCTGGACCGGTGCCCAGAAGTGCTGCTGCAGCAGGTGAAGGCGTCAACCGTAATTTATTTCCTGAACCCGGACCTCCACAATCTGTTCCAAAGTGGGAAAAGTACATGGGCGCACCTGTTCAGACTGCGTTTATAGGTCAAATGTCTGTGTTTTCTGGTCTTGAAGGCGATATTGATGTTGAACCCATTTCTGCAGATGACCCAGCACTACTTGCCGCCATGGCCAGCCCTGTAAAGCCGTATGAACCGCGAACAAATGACGATTCAATCTACGGGGTACCGCCCGCTGCTGCACCCGGTGGGCCCGCTGGGCAAGGAGGACAGGGAAGGAGGGCTAGGACCGGTCGGAGGCGCCTTCTTTCCGGACCCAGACGGACTGCTCGGCGCCGCGCTTTTTCACGGAGCCGGCGGTATACGAGTCCGCAGCTAGTATAGCCGATTTAAACTCACGATTGTCGGCCCACAAAGACTGGTCGCATAACCGGAATGGAGGGTGATCGGCTGCCTTGTACCAAAACACTTGGTCCTCGAGCTTGTTGGAATTGACGTTGTTGCAAATGACCAGGCACTCGAAGTTTTCCGTGCACTGGTCCATGAACGTACAGAACATATCAAACGTCGGAAACATGCCCGCGTAATTCTCGTAAATCCTACGACGATTACCTAGGATATTCTCGCGCAGAATAAAGACGAAATCCACGTTGGTGCGCAGGTTAGGCGTGATACCCAGTGGATATTGCATGGTGATCATGGTCATCATGTCAATGTGACGGCCGTTCATGAAGACGTACCGGGTCGACTCCTCCTTGATCCACGTCGAGTCATACAAACAGTCGTCGAGAATCAGGAATGCACGCGGGTCCATGCTAGAACTTCCACCACGAACCGTCTTGTCGCGATTTCGGTTTTGCTTGACATTCATTTGCCGCTTAATGACGTTCATAATGATTTGAGGGGTGTACTTGTCATGAATGAATTTCGAAGGGACCATATGTTGAAAGAATTCGTTGGCCACCTCTGTGCCGGAAATGACTGTACCGACTGGAAAACACGTCTGGGTCTCAAACAGAATATCGCGCACCAAGAAGGACTTGCCCGTGTCCTTCTTGCCGATAATGACGATCATGGGACTCTTGCGCGAATCGATTTCACATCGATCCTTGATCATGTCCATATTGAATTGCCGGAGTTGGAAGTTCATTGTCTATTCGTTACCAATAAATATCAGTCGAAAAACTGCACGGAGGCACAGTATAGCGGAAATGATCAAAGTACTTGGGCTGAATTGAATGTGTGATTGAACCCAGTAAATGCGACCACGGAACGGGATAGTCTCCTCCATACTCGAGGCAATCACGTACAATGGATCTGCGACTTGTGCGCAACGAGGGAAGGAGAGCATCCATCCGTTTGTGAAGCTCGATGCCCCATTCTGTCGTGTACGGAGTCCCGGGACGGCAAATCAACGATCCGTTCCCAAGAATTTTTGACCCATACACTCGGCTCTCTGAACATCCAATGTGTGAAGTAACTGGAATGGGATATCCATTCATCCATACCTCCGGATCGTCCATTTCCTTAAACGCTTCGACCCATGAACCCGTGGGGTTCTTAATGTCGGCATAGCCACCGCCATAATGATGCATCAAGTACCACCGGAGATAGTCGGAACGATGAATTCCCGTCAAGTACGGATATCCTTCGTGCAAGGGGTGGTCGGGAAGAATGTAGTTGGAAAGGTTGGATTCTGTCACGAGCTCGAGTGGAACTCCCGGAACAGTGCGAAGAAGGTCGATTGCGGCTTGACGATTTTTTGAAATCGGTGTCGAGTCACACCAAAGTGCAAAGATCCGCATTATTCTACAGGCACAGTCAACCATGTCTCGTCAAAACGAAGGCATCTCAAACCCCTCTGGATACACAATGGGCAAGGATCTACGGACACTCCCTGTCGACTTGAAGCTCGGTCGACTCCCGAAGCTGGAAACAGAGGTATGGGGACTGCAAAAGCCCCAGCCTTTCTTCCCGTCTCTTGAACATCTTTTTAAGACGGAACAGCTCGGGGCTATTATGGAGGAGTTTGGGATCAAGCACCCTGACGGAATCGAATATATCGCCAATCCAGATACGATTTGGACCCGTGATGGAAAAGAGGTTAACGTGCATCGGAAGACAACCATGATCTTGAGCCCCTTCAAGACGATGAAGGGTGAGTACGGACACCCGGGACTCCCCAAATCGTCCGAGGTTGCAAAGGATATCTCCGACCGCCTGCAGAACCAGCACACGGCTGCCTACGTGGGCGCATTAACCGCTTCAGTCCTTGCATCGTGTCCCTTGTTTCCCAAGGTGTATGGCGTTCTTGTCAGTATGGCAAAGACCTTCGTCCTTGACATTTCCGACGATTACGTCGACATTTGTGAACGAAAGTGGTTTATCGACAACCTAGGCAAGACCTTCGAGCTCAACATCCAGTCTCCTTCAGATTCCACATTCACACACACGCGTGGTCAGCGTGCATCGGTTATGCTTGGAGAGACTGCAGACCTGGAGTTTGAGGATGTCGATGCCGAAGAGGTTACGGATCAACCGGGTGACATCGTTGAGTCGGAAGAGTATGCAATTGACAAGGACGAATCCGACGACGTATCTGACGACTCCAAGTCAGATGTGTTTGACATTGAATCGTGTGGGTGTGAAGAGCAAGACGATGCTGAAGAGGAGGAGGAAGAATGCGACGAATCCTTTGCCTGGGTGACGTTCAAGGATGTTCCCGTTGTCACGACAGTGATGGAAAAATGCGCGGGGAGTTTCTATGATCTCCTCGATAGCGACGAGGACTCGCAGCATCACACCGCATGGGTCGTTCAGATTATTCTCGCACTGGCCTATGCCCAACGGACAATTGGCTTCACGCATAACGACCTCCACGGTAACAATGTGATGTATGTGAACACGGAGGATGAATTCGTGTATGCAAAGAATGCGGGGGTGTGCTACCGGGTTCCCACCTACGGAAAGTTGATCAAGATTATCGACTTTGATCGCGCTGCCGTTTCAATCCGCGTTCAGGGAATGAAGGAGCCGCGTGCGTTTGTGAGCAGTCAGTTCCATCCGGACGAAGAGGCGTGTGGACAGTACAATATTGAGCCGTACCTTGTTCACGACAAGCCGCGCATCCCTCTGAATGCATCTTTTGACCTTGCACGCTTTGCCACTTCGGTGTTCTGGGATATGTTCCCTCGCGGCCCGGACTTTGCCTACGATCATCCCTTGTTCGAGCCATTCAAGGCGTGGATGTCATGTGCCGATGGAACGTCTGTCCTCTATCGTGAGAGCCACGATAACCATGACCGGTACCACGGCTTTGACCTGTACAAGGCGATTGCACGGTTCTGTACGAATGCCGTGCCACGCAAGGAGTTGTTGCGGTTCAAGCAGTTCCAAGTTCCATCGTTTCCTGCAACAGTCCCTTTTTTCTCTATAGACCTATAAATGCGTCTTCCTCTGCCTCACATGTCACGCACAAAGTGGATCCTGCTCGCTCTGGCGATTGTCGTTGGCCTGTTCTTCACGGGCACGCTGCGCATCGAGTCGTTCACAGTTGGCCAGGATGCTCCGGCGTCTGCGTGCACACCGGCCTGCTCGGGCGGTAAGAAGTGCAAGTACACATCGACCTCTGGCTCTGGGAACCCTTCGTGCCAGTAACTTACGCATTGAATCATTGGGTCATACATGGACCCAATTTATGCTAGGTATTGCGCCTATGTGCGTTCAATCGTGCAGAAGCGGGATCTGACCAACTTCAAGCGGCGTCCTTCCTACACGTACATGCTCGAGCATGTGTCGCCTGTTCTAGGTGAAAAGTATTTCAATGAGCTCAAGACCACCTTTAAGATGTCGAATGCTGATATTTATAGTTTTTGCGCCCGCAATGACCGTATCGGGTCGCCGATGCTTGCGAGTTATGATGGTCTTGTAGTCTCGCCAAGCTCTCTCCGGTACATTTGCCACGCGGCACTTGCTCTCTCCCATTGTCGGCGAATCGGAACCCTGAACCCGTCATTCGTGGAGCTCGGATGTGGGTACGGCGGCCTTGCACTGGCAATTGCACACTATGCGCCCATGTTCGGAGTAACGGTAAAGTCGTACACGATGATTGATCTCGATGAGCCTTCTGCTCTCCAGGCAGAGTACATGAACAATCATAAGGTCCCGTTTCCGATTTCGCTCCAGCGCGCAAGTACGTATGGTAAGGATGTCCAGGGAACAGACAACTTTCTCTTGAGCAGTTACTGTTTCAGTGAGATCGAGCCGCCGAACCAGCAAGAGTATCTCCGCGTCCTGTTCCCCAAGTGCTCCCACGGTTTCATTCTCTGGAACTGTTGCAAGATCTTTGACATTGGGAAGGAGATTACCGTTGAGCCGGAGGTTCCGCTGACATGTGATCCAAACAGCCCGAACCTGAATTACCACGTTTACTTTTGAATATGCAGGATGGGAAACAAGTGAAAGCATTCCGGATCCTCTTTCCAGCGTTCAATGTCGTCGGGGGTCAGCGTGCGCAAAATGTCGAGTAATGCTGGATCTGT